GCTTGAACGCCGCTTTGTATGCTTGCCCTATTGTGTGGATCATCGTTCTTATAATCGCCCTGATTGCCCTGTTCTATGCGGCGGTGGCGGCGGTGAATAAATTCGCTGGAACTTCCGTTTCCGCAACGGGTATTATTTGTGGGGCGTTCATGGTGGCGGCGGCATTTATCGGAAATTTGTTCGTCACCATGATTAACTTTGTGATTGATATTTTCGTGGTGCTTTGGAATTTCATAGCAGCTTTCGCAAACTTTTTTGCAAATGTGTTCACTGATCCGGTTGGTGCAGTTGCCCGCCTGTTCTTTGATTTGGTTGATACCGTGCTTTCCTTGCTTCAATCTTTGGCAAGTGCGATTGATACTATCTTCGGTTCAAACCTTGCCGGGGCAGTTCAAGGATGGCGGGATTCTCTTAGCGGTTGGGTAGATGATACCTTCGGTAAGGGAACGGAAGTTATGGCACAGCTAAACGCCGATGATATGCACTTAGGGCGGTTTGAATACGGTTCTGCTTGGGATGCCGGGTATTCCTTCGGTGAAGGCATTGATGAAAGCATTGCGAATTTCGATCCTTCCAGCCTGTTTGATACCAATGTACCCGGTGCGGACGATTACGCAAATTTGGGGAACTACGGTTCAGGTATTGGCGGGATTGGAAGCGGTGTTGATGATATTGCCGGAAACACCGGAAAAATCGCTGACAGCATGGATATTACAGAAGAAGATTTGAAATATCTTCGTGATATTGCAGAGCAGGAAGCAATTAACAGATTTACAACCGCTGAAATCACCATTGAACAGACGAACCATAACACCGTTTCCGGTAAGATGGATTTGGATGGTATTGTTTCAGGGTTGACGGATGCCGCAAATGAAGCGGTGGATAAAATAGCGGAAGGGGTGCATGAGTAATGAGCAAAAACGGATATGATTTTTACTTGAAAAAATGCTTGTTGCCAATCGCCCCGGAAAAGCTGCAAGTAAAAATCAACAATGCGAATGATACGCTTACCCTGATAAATGAAGGGGAAATCAATATTTTGAAAACCCCTGAACTTACGGATATTGAATTTGAGTGCAGAATCCCACAAGTGAAATATCCGTTTGCAACCTATAAATCAGGGTTCAAGGGGGCTTCTTATTTCCTTGATTACTTTGAAAGTTTGAAAGTGGATAAGAAGCCCTTTCAATTTATCGTTTCCCGGACAATGCCGAATGGAAAGGTTTTGTTTTCAACCAATATGAAGGTATCAATGGAAGATTACAAGATCACCGAACAGGCGAAAGATGGCTTTGATTTGACGGTGAAAATCAAGTTGAAGCAATACCGGGATTATGGAACTAAAACCGTAAATATCAAGATTGCCGCTTCCAAACCCAAAGCAAAGGTTGAAAAGCAAAGACCAGCCGATCCCCCGGCACAAAAAAGCTATAAAGTGGGTGATATAGTGAATTTTCACGGTGGAACACACTTTTATAGTTCCTATCCGGGGGCAAAAGGCTATTCTGCAAGGGCGGGAAAAGCGAAAATCACGATTGCAAACGGTTCAGGAAAAGCCCACCCGTGGCACTTGATACACACCGATTCCGGTTCAAATGTCTATGGTTGGGTTGATGATGGAACATTCGATTAAGGGGGTGTAGAGAATGAATGTTGAACTTTTGATTTCTGATCCTTCCGGTACAAAAGCCTATATTCCGATTGTGGAAGAAGGTATTGAATGGAGTACCGAAAGAAGAAGCACCCCCGGCAAGCTGACCTTCAAACTTGTAAAAGATGCCGTTATCAACTTTCAGGAAGGGGCGGCGGTTCGCCTGAAAGTTGACGGCAAGCCCGTTTTCTTTGGGTTTGTGTTCACCAAAAAGCGGGATAAGGATCAGATTATAGAAGTAACCGCCTACGATCAATTAAGATACCTGAATAACAAAGATACCTATGTTTATGAGAACAAAACCGCTTCACAGTTCATTCAAATGCTGGCAGCGGATTTTTCTTTGAATACGGGAACTTTGGAAGATACCGGGTTTGTGATTGCTTCACGGGTGGAAGATAACACTTCCCTATTTGATATGATAGAAAATGCCCTTGATTTGACCTTACAGAACAGCAAAGAAATGTTCGTACTGTTTGATGATTTCGGCAAGCTGACCTTGAAAAACATTTCTTCAATGTATGTGGGCGAACCGGGGGCTTACCTGATGATTGATGAAGAAACCGGGGAAAATTTTGAATACACTTCCAGCATTGACAGCGACACCTACAACAAGGTAAAGCTGACCTATGACAATGAGGAAACAGGAAAGCGGGAAGTGTATATTGCACAGGACAGCAGCCACATGAACCAATGGGGCGTTTTGCAGTATTTTGACACGCTGCAAAAAGGCGAAAACGGGCAAGCAAAGGCTGATGCCCTGTTGAAACTATATAACAGCAAAACAAGAAATCTGAAAATTACAAATGCAATCGGTGATACAAGAGTTAGAGCCGGAAGCATGGTTGTGATAAATCTTGCTTTGGGTGATACCAATGTAAAAAATTTTATGTTGGTTGAAAAGGTAAAACACACCTTTAAGCTGGATTCACATTTTATGGATTTAACACTTCGAGGGGGTGAATTTATTGCCTGATGCAGTTGAATTGATGAAAACAATCAAACGGGCAGCGTTGGATGCGGTAAAGGCTTCAAAGCCCGTTGAAGTCTGTTTCGGAAAGGTAACAAGTGCTTCCCCCTTGAAAATCCTTGTGGAACAGAAATTGCCTTTGGGTGAAGGGCAGCTTATTCTTACCCGGAATGTTACGAACTTCAAAACCTACATTACCGGGGGCAATGTGAAAAACTATTATTACACGGGAAACGACACAGACGGGGGAACAGCCCCGGTTGTACCTTCCCATGTTCACGCTATCGGAAAGATTCAAATCACCGTACATAATGGGTTGGTTGTCGGTGATGAAGTGATTCTTATCCGGCAGCAGGGCGGGCAAAAATATATTGTGGTGGATAGAATCGGATGATACCTTCAACCACAGCCTTTCTTGAACAGGATTTCGAGATCACAGAACAACCAACCCATACCTACAAAATGAATCTTGAAAGCAATCTGATCCGGGGCTATACAGACGGACAGGAAGCAATGAAACAGGCGATATATAAAATCCTGAACACGGAACGATACCAATATGTTATGTATTCGTGGAATTACGGGATTGAATTGCTTGATTTGTACGGTGAACCCGTTTCTTATGTTTGCCCTGAATTGGAACGCCGGATCACGGAAGCCCTAACATGGGATGATAGAATTCAAAGCGTGGATAATTTTGAATTTAACATTTCAAAAAAGGGTGAAATCCTTGTAACTTTTACCGCACATACCGTTTTCGGTGATGTGGTTGTTGAAAAGGTGGTGAATTTCTAAATGTATGATGTAACTTATCGTGAAATCCTTGAACGGATGCTTGAACGGGTATCTGACAAGTTCGACAAGCGGGAAGGTTCGGTTATCTTTGACACCCATTCCCCCACAGCCCTTGAATTGGAATTGCTTTATGTGGAGTTGAACACCCTGATTGCGGAAGCATACGGGGATAGTGCTTCAAGGGAATATCTTATCAGGCGATGCAAGGAAAGAGGAATTACCCCCTATGAAGCAACCCACGCTGTTTTGAAGGGTGAATTCACACCCACAAATATTGATGTTGCCGGACAGCGGTTCAATATCGGTTCAATGAATTTCATTGTAACTGAAAAAATCGCTGATGGGGAATATCAGGTGCAATGTGAAACCCCCGGAATTGTGGGAAATCAACAGTTGGGAACTATGATCCCGATTGAATATATACAAGGGCTTGAAACCGCTGAACTTACGGATGTTCTTATTCCCGGTGAGGATGAAGAAGATACAGAAGATTTGCGAACCCGCTATTTTGACAGCTTCAAAGAAAAGGCTTTCGGCGGGAATGTTCAAGATTACCTTGAAAAAACAAACGCTATTCCGGGTGTGGGAAGTACCAAAGTAACAAGGGTTTGGAATAATGATCTTCGTCCTTGTGAAATGATACCTTCCGCAGCGGTTCAAGCGTGGTTCAATACGATTAAACCCACTTTGACCGGGGAAGTTGCCGCATGGCTTGAAACCGTGTATGATGCAGCCCTGAACCGGAAGCTGACAACCGGGGGAACGGTACTTTTAACAATCCTGAATTCTGATTTTGGGGTTGCTTCCGATACTCTGATTAAGACGGTGCAGCAAGTAATTGATCCTGATGAATACGCCGGGGAAGGGTACGGGGTTGCCCCTATCGGGCATATCGTAAAGGTGCAAAGTGCAAAAATCCGTGAAGTAACCGTGAAAACCAATATCACCTTTGATGTTGGCTATGGATGGTCGAACCTTCAAAGTTCAATCAATGAAGTTATTTCAAACTATCTGCTTGAACTTCGTAAATCGTGGGCTGATTCGCCTTATTTGGTGGTTCGTATCAGTCAAATTGAAACCCGCCTTTTGAGTATCAAGGGGATTGTGGATATTGACAGCACCAAAATAAACGGGGCTTCCGATAACCTGACTTTGGGGAAATATGAAGTTCCCGTATTCAAGGGGGCGAGTGCATGACAAAAACGGTTGATCTTGTTTCCTACTTACCCCCGTTCATGGCTGACTTCAAGGAAATTTCCGTAACTTTGGAAGCGGAAAACCCTGAATTTGTGCTTGTATGGAAAGCCGCTGACAGGGTTCTTCAAAATGAATTCATTGAATCGGCTGATGAATACGGTATTTCAAGGTTTGAAAAAATCTTGAACATTTTACCTTCAACAGAAGATACCCTTGAAAGCCGCCGTGCAAGAGTTCAAGCCCGGTGGTTTAATACTATTCCCTACACCTTGAAAGCCTTCCTTGCAAAGCTGGTTGCCCTATGCGGCGATTCTGATTTCACGGTTACAAAGGAATATGAAAAGTACACGATTAGAATTCTGACAAACCTTGAACTGTTCGGGCAAGTTGAAGAATTGGAACATATCATTGAAAGCATGATGCCGTGCAACATGATTGTTATTTCCTTGAATGAAATTCCTTGTGATGCAAAGGGCTTTGCCTTTATTGCCGGGGGCGTTTGTTCGGTGGAAACCTTCTTTATCACCAACGATGAACAGATTCACCGGGTTATCAGTGGTGGGGCAGCTTTCGGGGGTGGAACGGTACACACCGCCCATTATTTTATTACCAATGACAGCAAAGAAAATGTTGCGGTCGGTGGTTCAGTAGTACACGGCGGCGGTGTAGCAAATACCGCAACCGTAATTATTACCAATGATTTCAATGAACAGTTCAACATAAACGGTGAAAATTCAGTTGGTTCAGGCGTGGTTGTTTCTGAATTCGTTGAAATAAAACAATAAGAAAGGATTGAAAGAACATGGCAGAATTTTCAAAGTTGGTTATCACCAACAAAGGGCAAGCGTTGCTTGCAAAAATGATTGCGGGAAGCGGCAACATTGAGTTCACCAAAATTTCAGCTTCCAGCACAGCATATACAGATGCACAGCTTGAAGGGCTTGCTTCCCTTTCCAATGTGAAGCAAACAAGCCTGATTTCCAAAGTTACCCGCACGAATGAGGTTGCAATCAAGGTTGAAGCCGCCTTTACGAATACCGAACTGAAAGCGGGGTATTACATGAAGGCTTTGGGCTTGTATGCGGTTGATCCTGATGTGGGTGAAATTCTCTATGCCGTAACAAGGGAAACTTCCGGGAATTGCTATATGCCCGCCTATAATGGTATTACCGTTTCGGGTGCGTATGTGCAGCTTGTAACCACGGTTGGAAACGCTGAAAATGTTTCCCTTGAAGTGGATCAGGCGGCGGTTGCTACAATCGGGGATATTCAGGAGTTGCAGAAGCAGATTGCAGACCTTGAAGCCTTTATCGGCTATTCCGCTGATGATATTTACGGTGTGGAAGTGGACTTTGCAAATAAAAAGTTTACCCGCCTTTCCGGGGCGGTAAACCGTACACCGGGGGCAGGGTTTGATTCAATCAATGCCTTTGGTGGGCGTAAACGCTGCAATGTTGCGGATGATGGAACAGTAACCGCCTATTATGGGGATTCGGGCTACACCACAACCGGAAAGAACGCAGCCGGAACAAAGGTTCAGGTGATGGTTGAACAACCTAAATTCTATTACAAGGTCGTTCCTATGGTGCTTGAAAAGGGTGCAAAGGGCATGAAGATCAGAAAAGCCCGCTATTATGTTTCGGACACCCTGAAACCCGGCTTTAAGGTTCATCCCGCCTTTGTGGAAAATGGCAATGTAAACCCGTACATTTACCTTGCAGCCTTTGAAGGTTCGTTATTCGACACTTCCACAAATGCCTATATTTTGGATGATGCACAGGTGGCAGATTTCGCCGCTGATGTGCTTTGCAGTATTGCAAACGCAAAGCCCGCTTCCGGGTTGCAGCAAAATCTGACAAGAGAGAACACCCGAAAGCTGGCACAAAAGAGGGGTAAAGGTTGGGAACAGTCTTATGCCGCAACAATCGCCGCTTCACAACTTTTGATGTTGATTGAATACGCTTCTTTCGATATGCAAAAAGCTATTGGCAACGGCGTTACCAACAAAACAGATGATGGCAGCACTTCCATGACGGAGATCACCGGGGCAACCGTGAATTTGGGTAACGCTTCCGGTTCTGTTACCAATGCCAACGGTTACAACATTGTTTCCTATCGTGGTGAAGAAAACATTTGGGGTAACATTTGGACTTGGGTTGACGGTATGAACGAGGAAAACCCCGCTACTTTCACCACGGGCGATTTTGGAACGCTTTATGTTGCGGATCATAGCTTTGTTGATGATAGCAAGGCAAGCCCTTACAAGAACACCGGAATTCACCCCGATTACGGCAGCGGTTATGTTTCTGCTTTCGGCTATTCGGAAGAATTTGATTGGCTATTTGTTACGGCTGAACACACGGGCAATTCCACCCTTCCCGTTGGTGATTATTATTGGAATCAAAATCCCGGCTGGCGGGTTGCTTGGTTGGGCGGTATATGGAATAACGGTGCTCGTGCGGGTGCTTTCTGTTGGCTTCTGGATAGTGCTCGCTCTAGTCGTTTTCGGAGTATCGGCGGGCGGTTGGTGTATGTACCTTCCAAAAAGGAAGCCGCTTAACACCGTTGAACAAGCGTTGAATAATTGAATAAAAATCGGTGGTTCAGGGAGTATTGTTGTTTACAACCCGATTGAACAGACGGCACTAAAACAGAAACCATGAAAAAGGTTACTAAATTAGGCAGTAAATGGAATAACAGTGCTAATGCAGGTACTTTCTATTGGAATCTGAATAATGCTCACTCTAATCGTAATCGGAATATCAGCAGGCAGTTAGTAAATGCACGATTCAGGCGGGGATTTCCCCGCCTGTTTCAATATAAATCTGTATTCCTGAAAAACCGTGCCACATGGCAAAACAGACAGCCCCCGAAAGGGGGGGAAGTTAAAAATAAAATTTGGTCGTGTTGGTAGACTTTGAAAATTAACTTTCAAAGGTTGAAGATTCGGCTGATGTGCATACAAAAGGAACATTCAACAATATGAAGCGATACGGGAATCTATATGAACAAATTTATTCTATGGATAACCTACGCAAAGCACACCAAAACGCACGGAAGGGAAAGGGATGGTATGAGGAAGTAAAAGCGGTTGATGCAGATGTAGAAGGCTATTTGAAACGCCTTCAAGAAATGCTTATCAATCATACCTACCAAACTTCACCTTACGAAAAATTTATCAAGCATGACAGCGGCAAAGACCGGGAGATTTTCAAACTACCTTACTTCCCGGATCGAATTTGTCAATGGGCGATTCTGCAAGTGATTGAACCGTATCTAATGCGGCACATGACAAAGAACACCTATTCAGCGTTACCCAAAAGAGGGATTCACGCAGCGTTGCATGATGTTCAAGATGCAATGTGGAAGGATGTTCCGAATTGCCAATATTGCTTGAAGCTGGATGTAAGGCACTATTACCCTTCAATAAATCACGATATTTTGAAAGCAAAGTTCAGAAGGCTTTTCAAAGATGGTGAATTGCTTTGGTTGTTGGATGAAATCATAGATAGCATTTGCACCGCTAACATTGAAGATATTCGTGATCTTTGGTTCTTGGATGAAGATGTTGATGAAGAAACCGGAATACCGATAGGGAACTATCTTTCCCAATATTGCGGAAACTTTTATCTTTCTGATTTTGACCACTGGATCAAAGAAGAAAAGCGGGTGAAGCATTACTTCCGTTACATGGATGATATTGTGATTTTCGGCAGCAGCAAAGAAGAACTTCATGCCCTAAAACGGGAAATTGATGTTTATTTCATGCGGGAATTACGGTTGACAGTCAAAGGGAATTGGCAAGTGTTCCCTTCCTATGTGCGGGGTGTTGATTTTGTCGGTTATCGAACCTTCCTGAATTATACCTTGCTTCGCAAGAGCAGTTGCACCAACTTCAAGAAAAAGATGGTTGCAATCAGGGAGAAAACAGCAAGCGGGCAGATGATGAACTATTCCGAATGGTGTTCCGTGAATTCCTATAAGGGGTGGCTAAAGCATTGTGATAGTTACCGCTTGCAGAAAAAATACATTGCACCAATTCAAGACGATGCAGACCGATATTATCGGGATGTTGTTAAAACCAAAAAATATGAAAGAAAGGCGGCGTAAAACATGGTTGACTATGGCAGAGTAAGAAGCACCGTCAAGCCTGAACCCATTGTAATTGATGAATTCAGCGTTTGGCAGCACACCAACATTCAGGAAATTTCTGAAAATGTCGGTGAAGAAAATGAATTCGTGGGCTATGAATTTAACATGATTCAGTACAGCAAGGACGAATTCATTTTGCAGCAAGCAGCCCAAAATGCAGAGTTGGGCGAACTGATGAATACGATTTTGGGGGTGAATGAGTAATGACGGATAAAACATTGATTGCACGACAAATGAACCGCTTTATGCAAATGTCGGTTCAGGCGGCGAACCTGACGGATGAAAAGGCAATGGAAATTGCTGATCTATATCCTGAATGGGTGGCAAAGAAAGCCTATGCCGCAGATGAAATTGTGAAGTATGGCGTGAACAGTGATGGGGAAACGCAGCTTTACAAAGTAATTCAGGCACACACTTCACAAACAGATTGGACACCGGACACAGCCGCTTCCCTTTATAAGAAAATCGGTTTTACAGAAGATGGCGTTTCCATTTGGACACAGCCGCTTGGTTCAACCGATGCCTATATGAAGGGCGATATTGTTTCTTTTGAAAATCAGCTTTGGATTTCAACGGTTGATAACAATGTGTGGCAGCCGGGTATTTACGGTTGGGAAATTAAAGCCTAACAAACTATCAAGGATAAGTTAAAAACCCTTATATGGGGCTTATATGAAGCCCTGTATAGGGGTTTTACTTATAAATCAAACACAGAAAGGAAGATGCAAAAATGAAAGAAGGAATTTGTACGGGAATCGGCGTTATCGGAAGTGTGATTGCTTCCCTGTTCGGCGGGTGGGATGCCGCCCTTGTTACCCTGATGATTTTCATGGGAATTGATTATCTGACCGGGCTTATTGTGGCGGGCGTGTTCCACAATTCCGAAAAGACAGAAAACGGAACACTTGAAAGCCGTGCCGGATGGAAGGGGCTTTGCAGAAAAGGCGTTACCCTTCTTGTGGTGCTGGTAGCTTGCCGCCTTGATTTGGTAATGGGTTCTAACTTCATCCGTGATGCGGTTGTGATTGCCTTCATTGCGAATGAAACAATTTCCATTATTGAAAATGCGGGGCTGATGGGTGTGCCTATCCCTTCGGTTATCGTCAAGGCGATTGAAGTTTTGAAGAAAAAGGCAGAAAGTGAGGACAAAGAAAATGAGTAATTCAGGATTGGTTGTATATACCAAACTTTCACCGAACCATTCCGGGCAGCGTACACACAGCATTGACCGGATCACCCCCCATTGTGTGGTAGGGCAACTTTCTTGTGAATCAATTTGTGGGTGTTTCACAAGCCCGCAGAGGGAAGCAAGCTGCAACTATGGCATTGGCACGGATGGTCGAATTTCTCTTTGTGTAGAGGAAAAAAACCGTTCTTGGTGTTCTTCCAGCAATGCCAACGATCAGCGGGCGGTTACAATCGAATGTTCTTCCGACAAAACCGCCCCCTATGCAATGACGGATGCGGTATATGCCACCCTGATTGACCTTTGCACCGATATTTGCAAGCGTAACGGTAAAAGTAAATTGCTTTGGTTCGGGGATAAGAATAAAACCCTTGCCTATGAACCGAAAGCGGATGAAATGATTATCACCGTTCACCGCTGGTTTGCAAACAAGAGTTGCCCCGGCGATTGGCTTTATAACCGTTTGGGCGATCTTGCGGCAAAGGTTACTTCCCGTTTGGGCGGCGATTCACAGCAGCCTTCCGGCACTCTTTACAGAGTACAGACCGGGGCATATAAGCAGAAAGCAAACGCTGATGCACAGCTTGCAAAGGTAAAGGCGGCGGGCTTTGATACTTACATGGTTCAGGCGGGCGGCTATTACAAAATTCAGGTTGGGGCATATAGCAAGAAAGCAAATGCTGATGCTATGGCGGCAAAGCTGAAAGCAGCCGGATTTGATACCTATATCACTACGGAACAGGGGAAGGCTGTTTCTTCCAGCGGATCAGCAGCGGCTTCCCTTGCGGTTGGTGATAAGGTGAAGATGGCTTCCAATGCCCCGGTATATGGCAGCAGCAAGAAATTTTCTTCGTGGGTGTATTCTTCAACCCTCTATGTGCGTGAAATCAGCGGTAACAGGATCGTGATTTCTACACAGAAAACCGGGGCAATTACCGGGGCAGTTGATAAGAAGTATTTGACAAAAATCTGATACTAATTTGTTACTAATTGCCCCCTATTTTACCCGCCTTACAACGCATTATATATTGAACAACCCTGAAAATATCGGGGTTTTCGGCGGTTGTAAAACGGGCTAAATTATGGTATAATAAGTACGGGT